TGACACAGGTGTTGTGTCACAATGTTACATTTTAATTTTTGATTTTACACTTCCTCAGAGGTAAAATCACAGAAAATCTAATTGGCACAAATAATGATATAGTATACCCGTCGGTGTCCATAATGGAGCCGATATAAACAAAGGATACAAAATATGAGTACATTAAGTAGATATACACGGGATGAGTTTCTCACCCCATTTGATAAACTGTTCGATGAAGTTTTCAATAACTTCGGAGTAACACCATACATAGGTTCATACGGAAAAACCAGTTTTCCCAAAGTAGATGTGGTTGAATACGAAGATCGACTTGTTCTGGAAGCAGATGTTTCCGGACTAGCTAAGGAAGATGTAAGCGTTGAGCTAGAAGGTGATACTCTCACCATTCGTGGCGGAAAGAAGCCATCGTCAACTGAAATAGACGGTAAAGCTCGTTATGTTTATAGAGAAATCAAGCGTTCATCTTTTGTCCGTTCTTTTGCAATTGGCGAAGGAGTTGACAAGACCAAGATTAAGGTTGATTACCAAAACGGAGCAATCAAGATTGTTCTTCCTAGAGTAAAAGTTGAGGAGCAAACGCCAAAAAAGGTCAAGTTGCTATAAGATAAAAGTTGACAATTGACAAACCTTCATACAGTATGTTGATTGTAAAGGTTATATAGGCACTTCTCCTATAAGAAGTTGGTGGAGGGTAGTTGAGTCCAACAACCCCTAACAGCCCCCGAGAAATCGGGGGCTGTTTTTTTGTATATATGATATTTATTTTAAGATGAATATTTTTGCATTTTTAGTGCTTTTTAGCGCAATAGCTATCTCTGCGTGTGGAGCGTATTTTAGCATCATTGGTCTCAAGATGTTATTTGTTGGTGGAGGTATATCAATTATAGTCATGGGCACGGCACTGGAGGTTGGAAAATTGATAACCGCTACATTTTTAAAACAGAAGTGGAATGAGATTGGATTTCTTCTAAAAACATATCTTGTCATCGCCACAATATTTTTGATGGGAATAACATCCATAGGAATATATGGGTATTTGAGCGCGGGATACACTTCAACTAATATCGCAGTAAAAGGATATGAGCAACAAATAGAATCAAACAACACAAAAATAGTTGATTTGGAAAATGAAATAGAAACAATCAAGAAATCTGATTATAACGCAGAAGAGATAAGATCTATTGAAGAAAACAGAAAGAAAACTATAGAACAAAAATTACAACTTGTGGCACAGCGCAACCAAAGAATAGAAGCCATAAGAAAATCATCAAACACAAACCAAGATGCATCGGTTGACATAGCTGCCGCTAAACAAGCATTGGAACTTTCAAAGTCATCGACGGACAATGATATCACGCGAGAACTCGAACAAATAAAATTGTATAATTCAAGATTGGAAATATTAGACAAAGAAGTTCAAAAATGGATTGATCAAGGAACTGGTAATTTATTCAGAAAGAGTGGATTAGATCAAGCAAGAGTGGTCAAAGAGGGCCAATCAAATGAAAGATCGGATATAGATGTGCAAATAAAATCTTCCCAAGATAGAATATCAAAATTGCGCGAACAATATGCATCCCAAGTAAAAGAATATAATGAGCGAGTTGCATCTATTGAAAATCGCAACAAATCACAAAGAGGAGAAATAGAAACAAGTATAAAGAATATTGAGAAGGAAATAACAGATATAGAGGCATCTGTGGTATCATACAACAAGGAGACGGATGATAAAATCTCATCACTAAACAAGAATAAGGAAGACTCGGTTGAAAAAGGAAAGAAGAAAATTTCAGATTATCAAGAAAACATAAAAGTTATCAGGGTTCAAAACACTGAGCTACAGGATAAAATTGTTGGTACCGATGTTGGCACATTTAAATTCATAGCAAGCAGTCTTGGAATACCTTTGGAAAAGGCTGTAAATTATTTCATATGGTCTATCATGGCTGTGTTTGATCCATTGGCTATATGTTTGATACTCGCATTCAATTCTCTGATAGGAGATAAGAATAAAAAACAAAAAAATAATAGCATTGAGAAAACAAATGTTATAAATTTACCCTCAATAAATACTCTAACAATTTCTACACCAGAACCTACACAAGTATTTGTTGCAACATCAACACCAAGTCCAACTGAAACTCCAACACCAACGGAGATTATAATTCAAACTCCAGTAGACACATCTTCGGAAAATATAAATGTTGCAGTGGCTCCACCTCATCCCCCAGTTGTTCCGCATGGAATATACAACGGAAAAATTCACCCAAGACAATAAATTATTTATTATATATTGACAAAAATAAATTTATGCATATATATGTAAGTCTCAATCATATATATGAGTTACAAAATTGTCAAAAACAAGGACTATCTACACAAGAAAACTGAACCAGTAGCATCGATTGAAGAAGGTGAATCGATTGCAAAGCAACTAATAGAAGCACTGGATCAACTATCAAACGGGCTTGGTTTATCAGCCAATCAGATTGGAATACCAAAATCTGTTTCCGTAATAAGAGTCAAAAAGGATAAAGATCCATTGATTCTTATGAACCCAACAATAACAGAATATAGCAAAGAAAAGCTTGTATTCACCGAAGGCTGTTTGAGTTTGCCCGGAAAACTCACAAACACAGTTCGCTCCACAAAAGTTACAGTATCAACATTAAATCACGCGAATCCAATCCCATTTGGTCCAGAAACAGAGCCAATTACCCAAGAATCAGTAAGAAGTGATTATGGAATACTAGAAGCAGTATGTGTTCAACACGAAATTGATCATCTAAACGGTATTCTTATGACCGATGATGGTATAAGATATAATCCTCCATCAGAAAAGAAAGTAAAATATGGAAGAAATGATAAGGTAATGGTGGAAAAAAATGGAGAAACACAATATATAAAATACAAGAAAGCCGAAGAGCTTTTGAGTGACGGATGGAAAATACTATAAAATAAAAAATGAATATCAATACTGATAATCTTGAAGAAATCAAACAGATGTTGGAGTATGCTCTTGAATATCGTAGTTGGCCAAATGTAGAAGATGCATTAGCTATTCTCAATGAAGAATTGGGATATGAAAATGAAGAAAATACCGACGATGATCAAGTAGACGAGGAATAAAATTATGTGGATATTATGGACGTTAATGGTTATATTCTTCATCGCAGCTTGTGCGCTTGGATATGCATGCTATAACATGATTAAGAAAATAGAGACATATGAAGAATGGCTCGATTTTTTTAGAAGTGAAGTTGACGATGTGTATACAAGAATGAAGGCGGTGGATGATAAAAATTTGTTTGAAAAAGATGACGACGTTGGATTTGTATTCACGGAGTTGGTAAGAATATCAAAAGAATTCAACGAGCGAATCAAATAACATATGAAGAAACGCAAAAAAAATATTAGATCGGCAAAAAAATCGGCAAAAAAATCAAAGCCGATCAAGAAAATAAAAAATATACAGGAGAAAAAGGTTGTTAAAATAGCCACACTTCCCACTGACTTTTCCCAAATACAAGATCCGCTCACAAGACGACGCGGTAGACCCAAGGGAAGAAAAAACAAGGATACAAGTGACGGCGCTCCTAAAAAAACTTCAAATGTGTATTTCACAAAAGATACCGAGGATGCCATCGTATCATATAATGAAACTGATGATCCGAGGGAAAAAGATCGTATTTATAATGATAAGATACAGGCCGCATTTTCAAAGATTGCGGAGAACGTTTATAATACATTCAAATTTAGTTATGCCGATGTAAGTCCAATTGAAATTCAAAAGCAAGCTATATCGCATATGGTGGCAAATATTGCCAAGTATGAGAAGGGAAAAGGAAAAGCATTTAGCTATTTTAGTATTGTAGCAAAACATTGGTTTATTTTGGACAATAACACGACATATCGCCGTTTCAAAAAACATGTAGAAATCTGTGAACAAGTTGGTGAGTCTGGCGAGTTTGTTGTTGAACCCGAGCATGAGAAACAAGAAAGCGAAACTCGTGAATTTATACGTTTGATGGTAGAGTACTGGGATATAAATGTAGGTAAACATTTTACCAAAGAACGAGATTTAAAAATTGCCAACGCCGTAATTGAAATATTTAGAAACTCGGATCGTATTGATGTCTTCAATAAAAAAGCACTATATTTGTATATACGCGAAATAGCAGATTGCCAAACTCAGCATATTACAAAAGTAATCAATCGTATGGCAAAGCCACAATCAGATATAAAAAGTGAATATTTGAACCGTGGTACCATTGTTATCTAAAACATATATATCCAGACTATTTATAGTGTATGGAAACTTCTGAGTATGAATTATATAAGGGCAAAAGCTTTGCTTCTCTGTGCAAGGACATCGTGGGTAATTCGGAGGAAAAGAAGCAACAATTGGATGTACTGATCACAGATTTGAAAGACATGATTAAAACCGTTAACGATGCTGTCACAATAGTTCCTCTGCTCAAGGAATATTTCGATGCGGGTATAAGAAATGACGAGCAATTGATTAAATTGGCAGCAATCGTTCAACGATTAATGGCAGACAGAGTAGGTGCTGAATCGGATTCAAACGGTGGCATATTGACCGATGATGAAAAGAAACAACTTATGAGTGTTATAGAAGAGGCAGCAAAGCCTGTTCAAAAAATGCAACAACCATCCGACGAAAGATCATAATGGCATATGTAAATGCAGAGCGTCGAAGTGACTTAAATGTAAAACAAGACGACTTGCTTGCGTCAAAACGCTTTGTATTGGAAAGAAAGCCAGACAGTGCATTTTTCTATGAATTAGAAGAAGCTGTGGTATTGGATGTGGTAATGGATGAAAATCACCCGTTAGTAAAAAATAATGCGGTCATGGCAGGGGCTATGCCTCCTAATATGGACGGTAGTGAAGTTGAACAGGGAACTGAAGATTATGGTAGGATTGGATGTATCAAGTTTAGATTCTTAAATTCTGAGAGAAATAAGAAAAAGGAACAACTTAATTGGGCATATCCAATAGAATGCACGGGAATAACAGAATGGCCGCTAATGAACGAAACAGTCATTGTTGGCATATATCTTGGCAAGTTCTATTATAGCAGAAAATTAAATTTCAATTCCATAATAAATTCAAATGCTTCTTTCATAACAGAAAGAGTTGTTGGAAAAGTTGATGAGAATATAAATGAATATACTGAAAAGCCATATGAAGGTCCAGCTTCGCAGTTGAATTATGCGGGTGGACCAAATTATACAGGTGTACTTGGCTATTATTTCAAATTCAATCCAAAGATTAGAATGTTGAAACGATATGAAGGTGATACTATCTTGGAATCAAGATTTGGTTCAACGATAAGATTTGGCGCGTATGATGGTAATAGAGAAAATGATAATGGGTTGAATGATTACTCCGACGGTGGCGGTAATCCAATGATATTAATAAGAAATCGCCAAGCACCAGTAACAACAGATCAGGGATCAACTGCCAAAGGATATACAACCGAAGATATAAACTCCGACGGCTCATCTATACATGTCACGAGTGGAAAAACGATATCCAATTTCATTGAAGCGACAAAAAAGATAATGTTTCAAATGGGTATACAGGAGGAACAACCAAATTATTCCCCAGAAGGATCAACTAGCTTCGAATATCCTACATTAGATGGAGATCAAGTTGTGATAAACAGCGACCGTTTAATTTTCTCATCAAAAGCCAATGAAACTTTTCACTTTTCAAAAAAACGATTGGCAATGGTGACAGATGATGAGTTCACAATTGATGCGCACAAGCAAATTGTGATGACGACGAACGCACAAACTACTATAAATTCTCCAAAAATATACCTTGGTGCATTTGGTGATGAAGATGAACCAGTTCTTTTGGGCAGAACAAGCGTTTTTTGGATGTATCAATTATGCAATTGGATCATTGCCCAGACAGATTTACTCATAGATCAGGCCGAAAATTGGCATGCACAGCACGTTCATAATATAGATAGCAGAAAAGATATGCAAAGTCCTCCAATGCCGTCTTGGGCAAGTAAAATGAAAGATTATGCGTCTCAATTGAAAACCATGAAGCAGCAATTGACTGAACTTCGGGATTCATTGCCAACTCTTATGAGTACAAGAGTGTTTACGGTTGGTGGGGGTGGTGCACCGGGATACGATGGTGGTACATTATCGGAGGATTGATATATGAAAGATTTTTCTATACCAAAAATATCAGCGCCAAATTTGACAGTACCGTCGGTACCATCTGTTCCAAATATACCAAAAATAGATGTTCCAAAAATAAATGCTCCAAGTCTTCCAAAACCGAATCTACCAAGTTTGCCAAAAGTTGATCTACCAAAAGTAAATTTACCAAAAGTAGATTTACCAAAAATTAATATTCCAAAACCAAAAGGTATTGACGGTATATTGTCAGGGGTTAAAAAACCAAACTTTTCATCCGAGACAATTGGAAGTCTGGGAAGTCTTGTCAGTGTGCCGAAAGGAATGCCAAGTATATCATCACTTGCTTCTAAAATACCGGGCGCAGGAGCAATTGGTGCAGCAACCGCAGGTGTGAGTGGGCTAGCTTCTAAAATACCAAATGTAGGATCGTTGACCAGTAAACTGCCAAATGCGGCTTCTCTTACTAGTAAACTGCCAAATGCTTCAAGTTTAACTAGTAAATTGCCAAATGCAGAATCATTGACTAGTAAACTACCGTCAAGCACATCTTTGACATCAAAATTACCAACAGCCCCCAATATATCTTTACCAAAGATTGGTGGAGGTACATAACAATAAATTCAACCACGATTATATTTATAATATATATGAAAAAGCAGGAACTTGTAGAAATTATAAGAACTCTAGTAAAGGAAGAAGTCAATAATGCACTTCCTCAAATTCTCATGGAAGTTTTAGCCGAAAAAATGGTGCAAAATTCCAATTCTTTATTGGAAACAAAAAATCCAATAGAGCAACAAGCTCTTCCAAGGCGAACATCGACCCCGTCGTTCGAAGGAACTGCAAAACGGGCACCAGTCCAAGCACCAAAAATTTTCACAACAAATGCAATTTTCAATCAGGTGCTAAACGAGACTGTCGGAGGAGTTCCACAAGAAGATTCATCGGCGGCACCATCTGCAATAGATGCACTGAAAAGTCTACCAAAACAAGTATTGGCAGAAAACAAGGAAGTTGCCGCTGTTGCATCTGCAATGACCAGAGATTATTCTCAACTACTGAAGGCAATCGACGCTAAAGCAAAATCTAAAAGACCGTAATGGCAACATCAACCGCACAACCTTATGGAATAACCCTACCCATAACACATGGGCCTAGTGGCTATTTTAACCAAAGTTATAGTGTGGGAGAACAAATCAAAAGCAATTTGAACTTGTTGCTAAGAACAAAAAAGGGCGAAAGAAGAATGAATCCCGAGTTTGGTTCTGGTCTATGGAATGTTTTGTTTGAAAACAACATTGAGAATATCGGTCAAATAATAGAATCAACCATCAGAAAAGATATATCAAGATGGATGAACTATGTGAATGTTGAGTCTGTTGATGTCGATAGAACCAGCGACAGTTCACAGCATAGAATAAATGTTTCTGTGGTATATACTGTTCCTATTGTCGGAATAACAAACGAACAAACATTGCAAGTTGATATGAACACAACCAACGTATGATATTAGACACACCAAAATCATTTCAGCCGGGCAAAAAAGATGTCAAATATCTTAACAAGGATTTCTCACAGCTAAAAGCCAGCTTGGTTGAATTTACCAAAACATATTATCCAAACACATACAAGGATTTCAGTGATGCATCAACAGGAATGATGTTCATAGAAATGGCGGCATATGTTGGTGATGTGCTTTCATATTATATTGATTATCAGTTCAAGGAATCAATGTTAGTAAATGCCGAAGAACGTCAAAATATCATTGATGCAGCAAGATCGATTGGGTATAAGACAAAGCCTTCTACACCAAGTTTCACAACGTTGGATGTGTATCAGCTTGTTCCTTCAAAAATTAATGAAGACGGTACCATATCTCCAGATATGAAATATGCGCAGATCATTAAGCCGGGCATGGCGTGTAGCAGCGACTCTGGTGTACCATTTCTTACCAGCGTACCTGTTGATTTCACCGTTGACACAAAAAATGATCCATTGGAAATATCAGTTTATCAAAGAAATGCTGCCGGCCAGCCTGAATTTTATGTGTTGAAAAAGACAGTAAGTGCATTTTCTGGTCAAATATCAACGGCCACAATTTCAGTTTCATCTCCTGTTCCATTTTTCAAAGTAAATCTTTCGGATACAAACGTTATTGAAGTAATGGATGTATATGACTCTGACGGCAATAGATGGTATGAAACAGATTATCTTGCACAAGATCTTGTTCCTATTGAAAGTGAGAATATATTCAAGAATGACTCTGCGTTGTCAACATATCGTGATACTGTTCCATTTCTACTAAAATATTTAAGAACGCCAAAAAGATTTGTGACAGGAGTAAGTGCGGACAACACAACATTTTTGGAATTTGGTTCAGGTACAAATGTTTCTGATGATGAAATTATTATTCCAAATGTTTATACAGTTGGAAAAGTATCAACATTCAAAAATGAAACGGCGACATATGATCCATCAAACTTTCTTTCATCAAGAGCATTTGGCCAAGCTCCATCCAACACATCATTGACAGTTCGTTATGTTACTGGTGGAGGAATTACCAGCAACGTTAATGCAAATTCCATAAAGAATGTCACGGCAGTTGATTTTTTTGGTGATATAACAGAGCTTCCTGTGTTTGAACAGAATTTGACCACGTTGGTTAGAAAGTCCATAAAGGTGAACAATCCATCTCCAGCCACAGGCGGTCGTAATTCTGAAACAAATGATGAAATAAGAAACAATGCTCTTGCCAGTGTGGCGGCACAGGGCAGAGCAGTGACACAAAAAGATTATGTTATTAGAGCATATGCAATGCCTTCAAAGTTCGGATCGGTTGCAAAAGCATGGGCAGTATCAGATGCGCAATTAAATCCGCAAAATATCCAAACACAGCCAGAGTCCAGTGTAACAAGTTCGCTTTCTCCATCTGCCACAAACAACAAAACATTACAGGCTTCAAATACATTTGCCATAAATCTTTATTTGCTTGGATACAATACAAATCAGAACTTGATAACAACCAATGAGGCGATTCGTCAAAATCTCAAGAACTATTTGAACCAGTATCGCATGCTTACAGACAGCGTCAATCTTCTTGATGGATATATCATTAATATCGGCGTGGACTTTACTATCATAGCATACAAGAACTACAACAAGAGAGAAGTATTGGCAAACTGCATATCACTTGTGCAGAAATTCTTTGATATCAACAATGTTCAGTTTTCTCAGCCAATCAATTTAAGCAGACTTGAATTGGAAATTGCGAAAGTTGATGGAGTTCAGTCCGTATCTTCATTGAAGATCAAGAATCTTACATTGCGCGATGGTGATTATTCTCCATACGAATATAACATCGAAAAAGCCACACTTGACAAGGTGGTATATCCTTCCATAGATCCTAGTGTGTTTGAGGTGAAATTCCCATCAAAGGACATAGTAGGCCGCGTAAGTTGATAATTAACACTATGCACTATTTTTCATATCCAAGCAAAGACGCATACATAAGTAACGACCCTGCATATATTACCAAGAATACTGGGTTGGATGAAATTTTGGAAGTTGAAAAGAGAATTTCGTACAACAGTTGTGCCAGCTTGGGTTCATATATCATCGAAGTTGGATACACCAGTTCAAGCATTGAACTTCTCAGTGGTTCAATGTCCGCATCTTATAATTCTGGATCAACGGATCCAAGAGTTGTATCAAGTTCGTATGTGTACAAGAACTCTCCATCGGCTGGTGCAGTGTTATCAAGAGCACTTCTTCATTTTGATTTGTCAACGATTTCAGCATCATTGGCATCAAGCGATCCAAATAAGCCAGTAAATCCAAGGTTTTATCTCAATCTAAAAATATGTGAAAGTATAGAAGTTCCTACCAAATATTCATTGGCGGCATATCCAATATCTCAATCATGGATAATGGGAACGGGATACAAGTATGATGGAACGGCAACAGCTGATGGTGTCACATGGAAATTCTCTGACGGATATATTGAAAAGTGGGTAAGTGGATCATTGGTTGATTGCACGGGTGGTGGAAATTGGTGGGTAACTTCAAGTTTAGTCAGCGGTTCTGTTGTTGGAGTTGTTGGCAGTGGCTCTGGCTATGTTCAACCATCATATGAGAATTGGTATTTTACATCAAGCACCGTCCCAACAACAGGATCATATGGCGCTGGACAAACTTTTGATTATGAGAGTGGAGATGTCAGAATGGATATTTCCAACATGGTGTATGCTTGGTTGAGTGGATCATTGGTCAATAATGGATTGATTTTGATGCACGGCGATGAATCAAGTTCTATTGATTATGGATCATTGAAATTCTTCAGCAAAGAAACCAACACAGTACATTCTCCATATTTGGATATGTCTTGGCATAATTCTGTGTTTATTACAGGAAGCACAGATCCAATTCAGATAAAAGACTGTGTTGTGAACATGAAAAATATGTCGGCGGAATACAAGTTTGGATCCATTGTAAGAATGGATGTGACGGCAAGAAAGCGTTATCCAGTAAAAACATTCACCAACAAAGCATCCGATTATCTGTTCCCATACTATCTACCATCATCAAGCTATTATCAAATCAAGGACGCAGAAAGCGAAGAAACAATCATCCCATACGACGATTATACAAGACTAAGTTTTGACGGTAGTGGAAATTATTTCATGTTGGATACCAGCGGACTTCCAATGGAAAGATATTTCAAAGTGGAAATTCGTACTGAACAAAGCGGGTCTGTTTTGACCTTCCCAGTTCCAACTGCATTCAAAGTTTCTAGATGAACGCAAATCCATATCTATCAGGATACAATCAAGATGACATACAAAAGCTATATCAGAGTGGTTCAATCATTCCGAATATAGACGAGTATGGCAATCTTGTGATTGAGAATACAAAAGGAAAGTTGTATTCATCCGCCATAACCATTCCATTGGAAAACGCGGTGTATGTTCCTGCCAAAGTAGAAACAAAAAACTCTGTGCAATTTACTGAACTATGAATCTAACGGATATAAAGTACATATCTTCATCAACATCCTCTCTTGGGTTTGGGTCTGTGTTTACAAAGGAAGATCTGTCATTTTACACAGAAGATATACGATTCCACAATTTTCCATTTGGAGAAAGTGACAATGATTATGTCAAATTCTCTGTTTATAATTTTGATGATACACCAGTCACATCGTCGTTTGTATATTTCAACGGAACATACAAGGATTACACTCAATCGTTCTATGATGTAAGAAACAACTATATCACATACGAATATAAGAAGTTCAATTCAAATGCTCCTATATTTGTATCCGAGACCAGTTCTCTCTTCTTTGATGTATCGACTGCAATGCGTAATTTGAATGTTTCGGATGGAAACTACAAAGTTACCATAGAACTTTTAAGAAACGTTGTTGGATCTGAATCTCCAACTGATAAATTATTGATCGACACAATCTCTAACAGCAGAGATGAAATTGCACTAATTCCAAAAAATCTAGCGGGGATTAATGACACTATCAACACCGAGTTTGATATTTTCTCCAATGAACAAGTTCAAGTCAAAGAAGTATGCGAGAGACTTCTGAATTCAATAGCATCCCCAGAAATATACACAATATATTACGCCGCTAAAAAGCAAGATTCAAATGGCGCTGAATTGCTAAAATTCTATTACGGCTTCACCAATAGAGCACAAGAGTCCAGTTCTGATTTGGATGTGATATCATTCATCACCGATGTTTATTATGGCGTAAGAAAAGGAAATCTTCGTAGCAATGGTCAAGTAGCCGTCAATGATATTCTTGGTATTTACGACCAGTTCAAAAATTGGTTGTATAGCAATTATGAAACGGGTGTCACATTCCAAGACATACGTGACTATTATTACAGTCTATTCAAGTTTATTGTTGATCAGGAGTTGAACAGAATAACAAATTCCAAGCCGCAGGAATATGATAAGATCATAGATTTCCTACAGGTCATATACTACAATTCCATCTTTTATCCAAGCATGTATGGAATTCAGGTCAAGACCGAGGTCGATTTGTTTGGATACTTCAAAAATGTATTGAATTTTGGTGGTGGAGAAGTTTCCATTTTAAGCAGAAAGATAATTCCATCAACCGATCCAAAATTCCACAATAAGTTGGCGCTAAAATTATCGGCACCAATTCCACCCGATGTAAAGGTCGGAGATGATGCTTGGATAACAAACAACTTTGGTTTCCTACCAATTGTTCAAAACCTATATTACTTTACTTCAAATGTAATACAGACCATACCTTTGCGCGGACCAAATTTCTTGGTAAGAATCGAAAGTCAGGGAAATTCAACCGAGGCACTTTCAATGGAGCAATTGATTGCCCAAACAGGCAGTGCATATAATGAAATGCTTTCAAAAATTCTTGCTCCGTCGCAGACCATAGTTGACAACACCAACTATAGAAGTTTTGAAAATTTCATAAACTTTTCTTCTGCTAAATTAAGAGTTGATGCTTTTGCTGTAAAGAATTCAAAGATTGACGACTTATATGCAAACATAGCCGAGTTGCAGCAGAAGATAGATGAAAATCCAAATGATCAATTTTATATCAAGGAAAAGACCGACGCCAACAATGAAATAGACACATTGGAAACGTCAATGGATGGTTATGAAAAATTCCTATATAACAACCCAGCGTGGTACACAGATCATGATGCTTCGGCTTCACTGTTTGATCGTAATAACGGAAATTCTTTGATCAATAATCTTCCTCAGTTTATAGTGGAGGATGCGGAGCAGAATCAGGATTATATTCTGTTTGTGGGAATGATTGGTCATTTTTTCGACAACATTTCGTTGTTGATTAAACAGATCACAGAAAAGAATAATTATTCCAGCAGTCCAAACTATGGAATATCAGTTGATATCGTGGAAGATATGCTATCGTCTTTGGGTTGGGACGCTGAAATTTCAAAGGAAAATCTTCCATTGCTTCTTTCCAATTTTTCGCAGAATGATTTTGATATGGATAGCAGCCTTTATGAATTGTCCAGATCAATATCAGAAAAGCAGAGAAACCAGATAATATGGAAGAGAATACTCAACACACTTCCTTACATATACAAGACAAAGGGAACAGAAGCTTCACTCTCATCACTATTGTCATGCTTCGGCATTCCAAAGAACATCATCAAGCTCAAGGAATATGGTGGAATACAAGATGCTCACAATCTTCAAGACACCACATTATATGTGTTGGATGAAGTAAAATACGAGCCATACTTCAGTGGAAGTGGAGAATATTTCAAGTTCAATTGGACAGGTAGCGCACAAACACTTGAACTTAATTTCTCATTTGATCCAACCAACACGAGCACAGCTGGAAATGTATTCAGACTTGTGAACTGCCCAAATAGTTGGGTGGTTGGCGTATACAGGGACAAGGGTAAGGATTGGGGAAGATTGTTTTTTAGCATAGATAATGGCGGTGGAAATGTTAAGACCATAATGACGGACAAAGCGCCGTTCTTTGATGGAAACACATATCATGCAATGGTTCGTCGCAATGATGCCACGGTCAATTATTCATTGTATGGATTCACGGAAAGTCAAGTTGATCAATATCCTATAAAGTATGACATCATCGCGCAGCGAGCAGAAGATGCCAGAATAACATTTGAAGCAACTGCCAGCCAATACTTAAGCGGAAGCTACAACACTCAATTTAGGTCTGGTTCATTTGTTTATGTAGGAAACTACAATCAAAACACCGCATCACTTAATGTTGATCCAGAAGCATTTTTTGGAAACATTGATGAAATAAAGATGTGGGAATTGCCTTTGGACGATGGTAGATTCGAAAGTCACACATTGCATCAAAGTTCATATGACGGCAATTCACCAGAAAAGATGATAGCAGAAAATCTGGTTAGAATTTCATTTGAAAGACCGGTTGATCTGCACGACGCAAGCACCAGTGCATCATTGAATAATCTTGCATTCAGAAAAGACTTTCCAACATTCACCGCATTCAATTTCCCAGAAAACCTTGTTACCGCAGTTCAAAATACAGAATGCGATCCTTCAATGATAGCGGGATTTCCATATCAGTTCAGCAGGAAAGATACTCGCCAAACGGTAAAACTTCCAGATTATGGATCAAGCAAATTCAGAAGCAACAAAATCAATTATGTTGATCAGGAACTTGTATCTCCTCTTTCATCAACCGAAAGATCTTCACTACAATCCAGCCAGCTTGTTTCTGTTGATTCAAATCGCTTGGGACTATTCTTCTCGCCATCTGAGATTCAAAACACAGAAATCATAAAATTCTTTGGTGAATATCCACTCAGTGAACTGATTGGTGACCCATCAACTGTATATGAATCATCGTATACAAGATTTGAAAAGTTCAGACAAATATTCTATGATCAAGGTTTTGGCAACATAGATTATCAGTTCTTCATGAACATTGTTCGATTCTATTTCGACAAGGCGATGTTCAAATATATTCGTTCAATAGTTCCAGCCAGAGCAACGCTTGTTGATGGTATATTAGTCGAGCCTTCTATCCTTGAAAGACCAAAGATTGCACTCAAGCCGTTGGTAAGGGAAAATATTCCACAAAAGGAAGCGCCAATCGACGCCAAAAGAAACATACAAGCTATTCAATCGCCAAAATTGGAAGATTCATTGGATGTAAGAACAGCGGGAAGATCTATATTGAACGATGTTAATCAGGTGTTCTTCCCGACCGACGCAGATCAATATGGATTTGCGGTTTATTCCGATAATGGAATAACATACTACAACGGCGATTATTATCGCGCCGACATACTAACAGTCAAAAAGCAATATCAAATACACAACAAGTACAATCTTCCAAAAAATGAATTGAACGATTATGAGAAGAATGTGAATTTAAACGGAACAGTACAGACCGTCACATCGTCGTATCAAAAAATCAATTTGGCAAAGCTACCTGTGCTTACGGAGTACACCATTGACTGCTCGTTGATACAACCATCCACCTTCAGCGGAAGTATTAGTTTTGATCCGGGAAGTGGAAACGGTTATTACTATACCAACGTGTCATCCAGTCACACCATAGACGGTATCATCACAGGAAAAATAATTGGATCATCTGGAGAAGGGATTATACAGAGTCCCGGCATAAGAATTCGTGCCACATATGTTTCGGCATATCCGCTTCAATACGGTGGTGGATTTACAAACATAGGCGGAACTTGGTATTTCAATGGAACCATAGACGGATTTATTCCCGCCACAATAAACTTAACAAAATTCTCCACAACATTCTATACAACCGATGGAAGTTCTATATTTGATTCTTTCAGATATTTGACACAAGGTCCATTCTTTGGACCATTGGCATCTGCATTTGATTACAGAAAAGCATATAGCATGCAAAACTATCCATATAACGCAATATTGCTTAATGGATATTTCTCCAACCATTACAAATACAGCAATCAGCAGTTCTCTCTGAAGGAAATAAACTCCTACGACAACACAAACACTCGGTTTAAATGGAAAAAAGGAAGCCAGAATAAAAAAACTACGGTAGATCCAACTACTGGGCTATTGGACAATACTGATCCAATCGAAACAAAAACGGTCTAAAAATAGTAAAAAAAGTATTTAGATATATATTTATTGAGAAAGTAACACTATATGGCGTATATCAATAATGAGATTATTACCGTGGATGCGGTGCTGACAAAGAAGGGTAGAGAACTACTCGCGGCAAATGGCGGTTTAAATATTACGTCATATGCTTTGGCCGACGACGAGATTGACTATCGTTTGTATCAACCAAACCACCCACAGGGTTCTGCCTATTATGACTTGGCAATCCGCAATACGCCAGTATTTGAAGCTTTCACGGATGAAACACAATTGCTCAAATATAAATTAGTGACACTGCCTTCTGGTCAAACATCTATTCCTATCATCTCTCTTGGCCAAAGTGCAATTTATGTGGACAAGGATTACAAGGGAGAAGTTGTTATTGTTCCTTCGACAAATCCAGTATACAATACAACACTTGGATATACAGCAATTTTGGCAAACAAGTCTGCCGGAACAATAATCGGAGAACAACTACAAAACGTCACCAACGCAACAATTCCAACATTCATTGGCGACGTATCGTCCACCACTGCGCAAGTCAGCTTGGGTCTACGTTTCCGTTTTGTTCCAAATTCATCACTAACACAGACGCTATCAACAAATCTTACTGTGATAGGTAATGAAAGTGGTGGATCAGTCACGATCCCAGTGACGGTGACAGTAAAAGGTTCATCAACGTCTTAATAATTTAACGCCATGATTTTCAATCAATTTGATACAACCGATATAGTGGCAGGAAGAACACAGCCAGTTTCTACTGGACTATGGAGCGACGGTACTTCCAGTTGGGATTCTTTTTACACCAGCAGTCGTCAAACTCAACAGTCCTCTTCGGTGTACGAACCACTGAACGGATTGTATTATACCAATGTGTATGACTATCCAACAGGATCGGCTGACTCAGATATTTATTTCTCAATTTCTTACGGTCATTATGCTGGTTCTGGATCTTCTGCCTTTGACACAGGTTCTTCACAAGGAAGTTTGATATTTCCAACCAAGGCAATTTACAATCAATACAGAAACTTATTGTTGGCACCCGGTGATTCAAGGTTCACATTCGTGACATCATCAGTTTCAGGTTCTGGTGTTGAATCAGACGATATTTACGCCATCTCATTTAGAAATGCAAAGTACAAGGATCGTTTGGATCCGGGTCAATTTGAAATGACATTAAGTGGATCTGGTGTAGGTGGTGTTGCCACAAGAATTACAGTAATTGATGATTCTCGTGACAATCCAGACACAGGTGTTCAAAGTGGCGGTAAGAGATATAATCTTATAGTCGGTACACTTAGTGCAGGTGCCGCCCAAACAAGAAATTATCAGGGCATTGGACTGATGTATCCAGATCTCGGTATTATCATCTTGAATCCAAGTAAGGTCCATGAACTCATCGGAAAAGTTGATGGCTATTCATTATATTGGAACAGTTCAACAAATGAATGGGGTGCTCAATTTGCAAGAATGAATTCACTGCTTTTCAAAGCTATACAGCTGGGCGCACCGTTTGGAAGTATGAAGGCGAGGGTGACGGAATATGTACCCGCTCGACATTTCTTTGTGCGAGTGAAAAATCAGGAATACAACTATAGTAACAATCCTACATTTGTAATTTCCGAGAACGATAATCCATCAAATTCTCAGGATATTGGAAAATTAAGATTTACTGATTTTTACACCAATCCAAAGGTGTATATTACCACCGTTGGTTTGTATAATGACAACAATGACCTTGTTGCCGTTGCGAAGTTGAGTCAGCCATTGCTGAAAGACTTCACCAACGAATGCTTAATCAAGATCAAGATAGATGTGTGATTGAGTGGGTAAATCCCGCTGTAGACAAATATTTATGTCTATATGATTAAGCAGTTTTCTGCGGGAGATATCACAGTCAGACCATTCAGCACGTTCAAGAATTGGACAGTGCAGAGTATTGACTCATCTTCTGTAGATAAGTATGGGTTTCCTACTTATTATAATAATCGTTGTGAGGTGAATTATGGCATCAGAACGAGTGCTTCATTTTTTCCATCAGGTAGCGTGTATTGGCAAGCCAGTATAGATCCAATAAACACATCTGGAAAATATGCCAGAAACATATGGAACCTGACTGATGCTATGTTCTACAAGAATTCAAGCGAACCAACAAAGATATTTGGTGTAGAATATTATACTCAAGATCCAGAGACGGGAAAAAAGGAAGTAAGAAAAATTGGAGATAGAATCGTAACATTGAACTTGAAGCATAATGTTTGGGGAGAAAAAATTGTTCCAAACACTGTGCAAATTGTTGATGATTCAAATCCAAATGATACATTGTATGTGTTTGATGATGGATACACAAATCTTTATGCAACAGGTGGACATTTTCCATCTGCTGAAGAAATTGGTTCAGTAAGAGAATATTTGGCCACACCATATTGGGTAACATCAAGTGGACAATTTTATGTGGTATTCAACAACGGAACAACTCAATCGGTTGATTTGACCAACGCCAAGCAATATATGGCAATGGGCCAGCAGGTGGTTTATGTTGAACCAGAAAGCGGATCTTGGGCGTGGGATACATCCACCCATCAGGATATTTTCCAAGTTGATAATGAGCATTTTGGTGAAGCAGTAAGCACATGGAGAAATTATTTGGCCGTTGGTTCGAGTATGGATGACTATAGTATGTCTGACAAAAGATTGGGATATGCGTCCATATTCAAGTATGATGAGAACACGGACTCGCACAGATTGATCAAGAAGATAAATTTTCCATTCACACAAAGTGGCGCGACAATATTCGAGGACAGTTTTGGATCATCAATTGCAATAAGAGATAATTTCTTGGCAGTTGGTTCACCTACTGGTTCTGGTTGCAGTGTGTATAAATACCCAGGATATGTTTGTGTATATGACAAGAACAAGGGAGGACCAGACCACTGGGGTATTGTGAATCTTATACGCGGTTATAGCGACGGAGATAAATTTGGAACTTCTGTTGCTATTGATGATAATATTTTGGCAGTTGGAGCACCGGGATACAGCGGAAGTATTGGCGCGGTTTATGTTTTCAGAAAGAAAAGATACATGGACTCGGAATATCCATGCCAGAACATAAACACAGGTTCATATTGGAAACAGGTAACTACAGTGGAAGAGTTTTGCAAGGAAATGGCCACGAGTTCATACTATGCAACACAAAGTTATGTTCCAACATTTGTGTCTGGAAATTATACATGGGAACATGAAACTACATTGACTTCAAGTGTAGGAGCATCGGGTGACAATTTTGGATATTGTGTTTCAGTTGATATGAATCAATTGATTGTGGGCACAAACAAAACTGGAGCTGGGTATGCTACATTGTTTACCTGCTCTTATTCATCCGCTTCTGCGGAAGCATGTCCAACTGCATCTTGGTATCAAGTTCAAAGATTTTATGGTGATTCAACCACTGGAGATTTAGACATATCAAAACCAGAATATTCTGTTGATGTCACTTCGACCATAACATCAAACAGATTTGGAAGAAGTGTATCGATAAGCAACAAGAACTTGGTGATAGGTTGTCAATATGACAAAGCATATATTCCATATTATGGATACACAGGTAGCGCGGCTATTCTTGGTGCAGCTTATTTCTATCATTATGGTTATGTTGCAGAATGCTTATCTAATCAATTTCATTTAGTGACAAAGACATTTGGAAATAGAGACTATTTGGTAGATAATAATTTTGCCAAAGCGGTTTCTGTGGATGGCACAACTGCTGTTGTATCATCTATTCCAGATACACTAGGAAGAACAGTCGAATTCAGCGGATCATATATTTTGGAAAATTATGCATATGCATCCACGGGATCGGCGGATGAAGTTCTTGGTAGAGTGTTGATATACAATTACGATTATACTGGAAACAAGTGGATCAAAACGGGTGAACTTCGTCGCAATAAAGAAAAAAGCCATCCATACAACATATATGGATATTCTGTTTCTGTTTCATCAGATTTTTTGGCAGTAGGTGGTCCACTTGTAAACATCATAACAGGGTCATCATACTCAAGCAGCATAAATGAATCGTCACAGTCGCTGTATATGCCATCAACATACTCTGGATCTGCGTATCTTTATGATCTTCGCAAGTATGAACAAAATCCTCACATCGGAAATGTGTTTTACAAGAACGGATATTTTGTCGTAACAAATACAGGATCAAATTACACAAACATGCTGATGGGAACTGGTTCGCGTGGGTTTGAATTAAATTATCGTGGTACACATACCATATTTGAACATGAATATTTGGTATCAGTAAGACCCGGAGAATTCAATTATAGTACAAATCCATCATCGTTGGCCCAATATCCAATGGCATTTGATGTGAATGGAGACGGTGTTGTTGATACCAAGGATGTTGATCTTGTAATGCGTTATCTGCGCATGAAGAAATTCTATGCGGATTTTGTGTATGATGTTGATGGCATCATATTGGAACAGGACACACTCACTGATTATAGTTGGTGGGCAAATGATCTGTTGCAAACAGAAGCGGAAGACGTTCTTCAACAAGAAAGCAGTTATGCCGCTTCAATGACAACATCATCATTTGATGCATTTACCAAGGCGGCGTATGATTATATCGAGAAAAATCTAGACAAAACTGGTATATTGGACATTGATGGAAATGGAGAGATCAATCTCAATGATGGATATTTGTTTGCGCTATATGTATTGCAACAATTAAATCCAACATCAATTGCACCATATATTGACGCAGACTCAACGCGCAAATATGTGGTAGATATTCAAAAATATTTAGACAAGTATTGCGGCAATGACACAAAGAGCACAAACCCAGAGTTCCTAAATTATCAATATAGCTCATCATATGATGCCACGGGTTCTTTCCTTGCCCCATATATAACAACAATTGGGTTGTATCAGGACAATCAGCTTGTTGCAGTAGGTAAACTTGGCCGTCCTATCAAGAATTTAATTGATTGGCCAGTCAATATTGTCGTCCGTTTTGACACATAACTTTATATTTATAATTAACAATAGGAGATATATATGCCAGAACTACCATCCATTCAAAGAACATCGTTGATAACCGACCTAAAAACAAGATATGACCAAGCCAAAGATTTGGCAAATGTCGGCGGCGGCAGTGCCAAAGATACTGGGAATGTTGCCACAAATGTAATTGATAATACAGCAGTTGGTCAAGGTAGAGAATGGGCACAAAAGGAGTTCAGATTAAAGGCAGGTAAGGGCGCAACCAGTTTTACAGAAAATGGTCTACAATATTCGACCAATGTATTAAAAGTAAACACTTCAAAGTACGCACCAAGCGGACGCTTGTAAGTTAAATAAAAATGGTTATATGAAGGTATTGGGACTTGATCTCTCAACCGCGACTTGTGGTTGGGCTGTAACAGAAAATAAGATTATTCTTGGTTCCGGATTTGTTGATATTTCCGATGTAGAAGATTATGCTACAAAAGCCGATCTTATTATAAAAGCACTCATCGGTTTTTCTTTTGATAAAATAATGATTGAGGAGAGTTTGTTTGGATTTGCTGGTGGAGGTACATCTCA